GTGACGTTGACGGTGAAATAGACGAAAACGGAACATGTATTCCTATAGGAGGAACTACTACTACCCCTTCGGTTGAAGAATGTAACGACCCTAATGCAACTGTAGCAGAGGACGGTAGTTGTGGCCCTTGTAAAGAAGGGTTTACTATAGACATTGAGACTGGCTTGTGTCTTGCAGACAGTGTTGAAAACACATGTCCTAATGGAGCTTCTGACTATCCTCTATGTACTGAATGTGCAGACGGTTCTAGGCCAATGGATCACGAAGAAGGAAACTGTGGTTTACCAATAAGCATAGCCCCAGAACCAGAGCCAGCACCAGCACCAGAGCCTGAACCAGAGCCAGAGCCAGAACCTGAGCCTGAAGAAGGAGGCTCCAGTGGCGGTGGCGGCGGCGGAGGCGGTGGTGGAAGCGGAGGAATGCTTACTGGAGTTCCAGACTGGCAACGACAACCATTTGCTGCTGTAGAGTACAGAGCACCAACAAGAGCAATAGATGTTTTAAACCAGTTTGTTGAAAATGAAATCAAAAGCTCGCTAATACAAGAAGATAAGCCAAAAGGTCTTTTCTCTTAATTACCAAGGACTTTTAAATGACCTATTTAAATATAGTAAACAATGTACTACGTAGGATGCGTGAAGACGAAGTAACGTCTGTGCAAGAAAGCACCTATAGTAAAATGGTAGGGGATTTTGTAAATGACGCTAAGAGAATTGTAGAGGACTCTTGGGACTGGTCGGCGTTGCGTACTACATTAACAATTACAACGACTGCTGATGTTTTTAACTACGTACTAACTGGCAGTCAAAACAGGATTAAAGCCCTAAACGTCATTAACGACACTGCTAACTTGTTTATGGAGTACCAAACGGCAACATTCTTTGATGAAGCTTACTTGATTTCTGATGCTCGCAAGAGTGCCCCTAAGTACTACACGTACAACGGTGTTGACAGCGACGGTGACACTCAGATTGATATTTATCCAATTCCTGATAAAGAGTACACCATTCGTTTTAACTGTGTAAAAAGAACAGGTGACTTGTCTGCTAACGACGACCGGCTTACAATACCTAACATGCCCGTGTTGCACTTAGCTATTGCTTTGTTGGCTCGTGAACGTGGAGAAACTGGCGGTACTTCTGCTGCTGAGTACTTTAAGATTGCTGAAAACTATATGTCTGATGCTATTGCTTTAGACGCTCAGAAGCATCCAGAAGAAGTAATCTTCTACACCCCTTGAGGTAAACTATGGCACAACAACTTAACAGTATCAATCTTGTTGCACCAGCGTTTAAGGGAATCAATACAGAAGATTCTCCGTTGCAGCAAGACCCTTCGTTTGCAGAGATTGCAGATAACGCCGTAATCGACAAGCGTGGGCGCATTGCCGCACGTAAGGGTCATGACGTTGTTACAACAAACAAGACTGCACTAGGAACAGCCGCCCTCAGAGCACTTAAAGAGTTTAAAGACGACGCCGGAAATACCAAGGTTTTTTCTGTTGGTAACAATAAAATCTTAAGTGGTACTACAACCTTAGCCGACGAAACTCCCGGTAGTTATACAATTACCTCTGACAACTGGAAGATGGTTAATTTCAACGACAAGATCTATTTCTTTCAGCGTAGCCTTCAGCCTTTAGTCTATGACAACGCAGGAGGCTCTGTAGTCACGCTCAGTAGCGTTTCTGGTGCGGCTGGTGTTACTAGTGCTATGTACGGTAACGAAGTCCTAGCAGCCTATGGGAGGCTCTGGACGGCTGACTTTGGTGCTAATAAGTCTACTATCTATTGGACTGACCTTTTGATAGGTCATGACTGGTCTGGCGGTACTAGTGGTTCTATTGACATTTCTAAAGTATGGCCTGATGGTCATGACGAGATTGTAGCGCTGGCAGCACACAACGGTGCTTTGGTTATTTTTGGTAAACACAGTATTGTTGTTTATGAAGGTGCTGAAGCACCAGCTACAATGGCATTAGCAGATACCGTAGCAGGGGTCGGTTGCGTTGACCGTGACACTGTACAGCACACAGGTACTGACGTGTTGTTTTTGTCACACACAGGGCTAAAGAGCTTTGGTCGTACTATACAAGAAAAGTCAATGCCTATGGCCAACTTGTCTAACAGCATTACTAAAGACATTATAAATCTGTTGCAAAACGAAGTTTCTTTTTATAGGACTGTTTACAGCCCAGAAGAAGGTTTTTATTTATTAACTTTTGTAGGTCAGGACGTAACCTATTGTTTTGACGTAAGGGGTACACTAGAAAACGGCTCTTATCGTGTTACTCGTTGGCCCGGTACTAACTTTACGTCCTATGGTAGGCTTGAGAACGGTAAGTTGTACATAGGCACTACAGAAGGTATTAGCGAATACACGGGTTACAGCGACAACGGAACAAAGTACAGGTTTAAGTACTACAGTCCGGGGTTGACTTTTGGTGACCCGTCTATGTTAAAAAGAGTCAAGAAGATCAGGCCAACGCTGGTAGGCGCTAATAGTGCTACGGTGTTTCTTAAGTGGGCCTATGACTTCGACACGTTCTACAGAACTGCAGAGTTTACTGTAGGAAACCAACAACCTGCTTTCTACAACGAGGGCGAGTTTAACGTGGGGGAGTTTACCGGTGGTGAACTAACGTCACGTAGAGCAGTCAACGCTACAGGCGGTGGCGGAGTTATCAACATAGGTCTGGAGGCAGACATTAATGGTTTTGCATTGTCTCTTCAAGAAATTAACGTATTAGTTTTAAAGGGTAAAGTACTATGAGCAACTACAGTAAAACTACTGACTTTGCCGCTAAGGACAGTCTACCTTCTGGAGACAGCGGTAAAATCATAAAAGGCGCTGAGTTTGAGACGGAGTTTGACGCTATTTCTACAGCTATTGCTACGAAGGCAGACACAGCATCACCAACATTCACAGGGACAGTAACAATACCTGCATTGACATTTAACGGTACGCTGTCAACAGGAACTATTGACGGAGGTACATACTAATGCCAGATTTTTTAGCAGAACTTTTAGGTTTAGGCGGCGGCGCTGCTTTATTAAAAGAAGCATACGATAAACTAGGCGAAACCGGACAAGAAGCTTTTGAACGCTTTGGGCAGGGGTACACTGATCCTGAAACAGGGGAGTTTACTCCGGGCCTTGCTAGTGAATTATCAGGAATGCTGGAGTTTCAGCCGTACACGGTTACTTCGGCCACTGGTGGTCAATTCGGCATGGCTACTGACCCAACTACAGGTCAGATGCAGTACAACCTTTCGTTGTCTCCTGAAGAACAAGCTTTGCAACAACAGCTTCTGCAACAGGCCCAAAGTTTTTACGGACAGGCCGCAACACCTTCTGCAGAACTAGAGGAGAACGTGCTTAACCGAATGCGTGAACTTCGTGCGCCAGCAGAAGAACAAGCCAGAGCAGACCTAGAGCAACGTCTAGCAGCACAAGGACGCTTAGGCACACGCACGAGCATGTTCGGTGGTACTCCAGAACAACTTGCGATGGCTAAAGCACAGCAACAGGGAGAGTCTGCAGACATCTTACGTGCAATGGAGTTTGCAAGAGCAGACCAAGATCGACAACAACGACTTGGCTCAGGTATGCTAGAGGCTTCTTACTTGCCACAAGGTCAGTTGTTAGCTGCGCTACAGCCGGGAATGACTACAGCAGAACGTCAGCGTCAGTCGGTGTCTGAACAAGCACAGACTTACGGTGAAACTTATGCTTCAGCCATTAACGCACTACTTTCTGCAGCACAAGGCCAAGCAGGTTTGTATGGGAACTTAGGCTCTGGTGTAACTACTGCAGCAGCTAAGGGCCTCTTTGCTATCTAATAAGGGAGAATAGAAATGGCACAGATATCATCAACAGTACTCCAAGGACTAGCACAACCGTCCTTTGGTGGAGGCATGTTTGAGCTAGGTTCTGCCCTTGGTGGAATACCGGCACAACGTAAAGAAAAACAAAAGCAAGAGAAGTTTAACGAGATTATGAAAAGGGGTCAAGCGGCAATGTCGTCAGCGAAACCAGACCCTGTAGTACTTTCTGGTATTGCTCAGGAACTCTCTGCTTTAGGGTACACTAAAGAGGCACAGCAGTTTGCTACTAAGGCTAGTGAAAGAAGTAAACAAGCTGAACAAGCTGGTATGTTTACGGGCCTCGTACCCGGAACACCAGAATATGACAGGGCCCTTGCTCAATCGCAAATGGCGCAAGGAAAGTTTGCAGAAGCAAGTGCTACTGCTGCTGCTACTACTAGAGTACAAGAAGAAAAAGAGAGGAAGGCTCGTTTAATGGGCGAGGCTTTACAAAAAGCGGTTAGGTCTAAAGACCCTGCAGGAAATTCAGCAAGAGTCAGAAACATGACTGCAGAACAACTTATGGAGTACTTGACACCGAAGGAAAAAAAGCCGGGAGTACAACTTGTAGCAGGAGCACGATACATTGATCCTGACACAGGAAAGGTTATTGTAGAAGCCAGAGACGCTCCTGCAAAGCAAGTAAACATTGCCTACGATCTTTTAAAGTCAGGTAAATACGATCCTAAAAGCTTTAAGTATGACGACAGCGGTAATCTTTTAGGGGACATTAGCGGTGTTAAACTTACTACAGACCCTGAAGAAAGAGGCAGTATTCCTGCTAATGTAGAAAAACAAATCATTACTATGGATGTCGCTTCCGGTAAATCTGTTGTTGGCTTTGGAAGAGCAAGACAACTTAAAGATGAATTGATAGCGTCTCCTGAAAAATCTGCGGGTATTATTAGTACTTTAAGAACAGATGTTTTAACATTTGCTGGCCTACGTGACGCCGAAGAAGAACGAAAAACAGACTTTCTAAGGACTAGGAACACGGAGATTGTTAACGGACTCCCACCGGGTGTTGCTTCTGACACAGACATTAGAATTTTTAGTCAGGGTTTTCCTAAAGCAAACGCCAAAACGGACGAAATTATTCGTTATTTAGAAGCAGAGGAAAAAATATTAGCTGCTCAATCAGACATGTCAGCGCTCTTCCAGCAACACGTAAACAAACAAGTAGAAAACGGAATCGAAGCAACCACCGCTGGTTTTGAGTTTGAAAGACGGAAGTATGCCAACGTAATGACTACATTTAGAGATACGGTAGAGAACGCAATAGACCAACAAGGAAATCCTCTGTACTCTGAAGAAGATAAAAAAAGGTTCTTACGAGAAGCTTTAGGGTTTGTTCCTACCTACTACTCACGATAAAGAGGCTATCATGGCTATAAAAAGTTTATTAACAGGTCAAGAAATGTCGCCTGATAATCCTTTAGCGATTGCTGCTTCAGGGGAAGGTTTTACTAACCCTCTTGGTGTGGAGGCGTTGCCTGTTTTAGAAAAACAAGAACAGTACGTTGCTGAACACATGCAGGAATTTACTGAAAGGGTGGACTCAGGAAGACTAGGTACAAGCGACCTTGAATTAGCTGCTCGTTCTTTTGTTGACGGACTTTGGTTAAATAAAGCAGAAGAAGCGGGTAGTTATATTTCGGCAGTGGCTGTTAAAATAATCTATCCTGATTTATTTGAAGGAAGGTCAGTTGGTGACATACGTGAAGACATGCTTGTTAAACTAGAAGCAGAGTCTGCTGAGTTTGCTGAAAGAAGACCTTTAACAGCAGCAACGACTAATATCGCTGGTAGTATTCTTTCGCCTGTTTCTGTTGCTGGGGGACAACTTATTAGCCAAGCTGCTAGAATGCGTCAAGGAGCGCAAGCTGCTCAAGCTTCAGACGAGGTTGCTGCTACTTTAGGTGGTGCTTTTGCTCCACGAGCAGACGAGGCGGCACAGCTTGCACAACAGCTTGGTAGACAACAAGCAACAGGCACAACCTTTGGCGTTCCTGTGTCTGGTAAGGTTGCTGAAATAGTGTCCAAAACACCAACACCAGTAGCTACAGCAGGGGTCGTCGGTGCCGAAGGGGCTGTTATAGGCTATGAAGGAGACACTACAGAAGAAAAACTTGCTAACGCTGCTTTTACTGCTGGGATTTCTGCTGCTGTTCCTTTTGTCTTTGCGGGGGCTAAAAAGACTTATGACTTTGCTACCGAAAATAAAATGGCAACCCAAGTAGGAAAGGGAAAAGACTTCATAAACCTTATGTTTACTGAGCACGGTATTGCCCCTATATATAGAAGCGTTGTGTCTAAAGCTTACGGTGCGCGTACTTTAACAGAGCAACAAGCAAGAAAAATGGCCGGTAGAGCGCTTACACCTGCGATGGCTAGAGAAACAGGTAAGAAATTTTCTGAACAAGCTGCCCAAGAAACAGAAAGGGCAAAAAGAGTAATAACAACGTCTACGCGTGAAGCTGGCGAACAAGCACAGCTAAAGCTAGACGAAAAAATAGCGGAAGTTAAACTTCTTGCAAGCAAAGCTACAGGAAAAGCACAACAAAAATATAACGACGAGGTAGCTCTTTTAG